ACTAAAATGGGAGTACGCCGATGCCCTCATTGCCGAATTGAAGAAAGGAGGTGAGAAATGATACGAGCAAGATTTTACGTCAAGAAAAAGGATTGCGACAACGATTATAGACCCGTAAAGTGGCCTATTAAGTACCCGTATTGGTGCACTGGTGAAAGTTCCGATTGCTTTATCATTGTTGCTTATGCTGACAATGTAGAGCAGATTATGGAGTTATGGCCGGAAGCGTGCTTTATCGAACCGAAGGAAGTAGATGCGATAGAATTTACTTCTCGTTTCCCAAAGCCAAAGTGGTATAATGAAGAGGAACGTCCATGATAAAGGAAAGTTATGTTTCATTCGACACAGCCCGTATGCTGAAAGAGGCAGGGTTTGACGTGCCGTGCAACAGCTACTATGAGTTGGAAGACGGCGAAGCGGTCAGGAAAGACTGTATCAGGCCATACGAGCACAACGGATTTGGCGACACGATTTGCTCACGCCCCACACAGGCGTTGGCGGCAAGGTGGCTACGTGAAAAACACAGAATAGTAGTAGATGTCACCTTCATTCCGCCACTATTTGACGGGGTTAATTGGCAATACTTCATTGGAAATATGGATGATATGGTTTGGGAAGGCGATTTTGAGTCATCCGACCGCAAGTATTCCACCTACGAAGAAGCCTTTGAAGCTGGCTTGCAGGAAGCGATTAAACTTATGAAAGAATGACCGACATCGAGCATGAAGCCTTGTGCAACGAGATAGACTTCCTGCAAAGGGAGGTTGACATGTACAGGGAGCAGAACAAGAAATTAGTAAAAATAATATTCAAATTACGAAAATATTATGAAAACAAAACTGATTAGTATTGAAGTACCTGAAGGTAAGAAAGTTGAATGGGTGAATAATGTCTTGACTTTAGTTGACGATAAGCCGAAAGACATTATGGAGCGTATTAAGACGTTTGAAGACGCTTTGAATGAGCTTGGCAGAAACCATCCTCTTGTTTGTCAGTATAACAATATAGATGATGTTGATTCCGATTTGAGTGTCTACCTAAAACTCCGCATTATTGTTGCTGCACTCAATGAGGGATGGGATCCGAAGTTCACTGAAGATGAATGTAGGTATTATCCTTATTTCTATCTATACACGAAAGATGAAGTCGAGAGAATGGACGAGGACGAAAAGAAAAACCTTGTGGCTTTCGGCGGCTCCGCGAACAACGGGACGAACTGCGGCCTCGGCTGCGTGAATTCGAACAACGCTTTCACGCACTCGAGTGCGCACTACGGCTCGCGCCTTGCATTAAAAACAAGAGAGTTGGCAGAATACTGCGGAAAGCAGTTCAAAGAGTTGTGGTTTGACTTCTGTGTCGGTTATGAGTTTCGACGTTGATGTGTGTTCGGGCGTGGTGGAGGGTAAACCATCGCCATGCCCATTGTAAAATTACATAATTGGGAATTAATATGACAAGAGAGCAGATTGAAAAGGCGGCGTTTCAATTCGCAAAAGACCGTTGGGAATATAGCGGAGTCCAATACGCAAAGGTGAAAGTGCGGGGCACTGTCTTTGGATTTAAGATGGGCGCACAATGGCGCATCAACTCCGTGTGGCACAAGCCGTCAGCATACGGCGAGGAACTGAAAAGGGACGTTGAGGTTATAGCAAAAACTAAAAGAGGCTATCGCTTTGGGAAATTCGATGTGGTAGGCTATTCAAACGAATATATAGGGTTTGTAAGCACATCAAGTCTTGAATATGCGCTTTCCGATGTGTTGGAATACGCTTATTTGTCAGATTTAATTCCCGAAAGAAAGGAGAAAAAGAAATGAGTGCAGTAATAATGACGGAGAAATGTTGGGCAAACTCCTACTTTTCCATTGCCAAGTATTATGGTGGAGTGAAGATTGACGGTCACGAATACAAGATAGTCAACAAGGAAGGCGTAACGCTTGAGGAGCTGTCCAATCCTTCGAGCAAGCACTATGTGAAGTCAGGCAAGGCAATACCTCCCGGAGAGCCGGCCGACCTTGTGCGCAAGGACTGGATACCGGTCTACAGGAAGTTAGGCCGTGACAGGACGATAAAATTAGTCAGGGACGGGGTTTCACTTGTAGAAGCCAAGAGAATAGCTAAGGAGGGGAAATGAGAGACTACGTATCACACGCCTGCATGACCACCAACGAGCGGGCCATGCAGGTATTCGACAGATTGAACAGCCTTGTAAATCTTGTTATCGGAGCAGTGAACACCATTGCCGGCAAGGCTATGTTCGACGCAATAGAGCACATCAAGGCCACGCCATATTTCCGTCAGAGTGTTAAGTTCGAGCTAAACCAAGCAATGAAACTGTATTACGCTTACGAAAAGCTGCACATGACCAATTTCGGTGACCGCAAGCAGCTGCTCTATGACTACCTGGACCAAGCCGAGACGGACATACAGAAGCACGTGAACATATTGCGCATGAGTATCAAGGCCATGCTTGACAAATACGGACAGACGGAAACGGAATTGAAGTCTTACGTGGAGACGGGACGCACTCTCCTTGATTACGCCTGCCATATATATGACACGCAGATTGAGATTGCCAATTCAAGGTGCCCGGATGTTGACTTTAACAAGTGGATGAATCCGGCAAGGCTTACGGGAGTGCTGAAGCATTATGAGAATGCCTCGGACATTATCTGCAAGACCGAGGGTGATGTGACAATAGACCTCAATGCCGACAAGAACGTGAAGCTGGCATTCGAAATTATACAGACGAAAGTGACAAGCGAGGACTTCATCAACCGTATAGGCTACGAGGCTCTTGAACTCAATCCCGAGTGCAGAAAGTATGTCAACGAGGAAGATTACAAGGAACTGGAAGAAAGATATGCAAGCTAATCAAGAGAACTATGATAACAACTGACAACTACGCGCGCAACCTACTATACGAGGCCGCGCGTTTGCTTTCTATCCGCTGCCCACGCTGCGCACGGGCGAGGCTCAGGCGCATTGCACGGCACGACATGGAGACTACGGGAGCGGATTATGAGGAAGCGTTGAGACAAAGGGTTAATGAGTTAAATGAATTATTTTATTGATATGAAAAGGAATAAAACGTACTTTGAGATTATATTTGAGGTTACGCTGGTAGTGGCAAACGCCCTTGTCTGTGTCTTGTGCCTGTTCTACGGCGATTACCTGTTATCCATTCTGTACTTGGCGTTAGCTTTATCATGGGTTTTGTTGATAAGCAGGGAGAAATCCATAAACAGCTTGTATAAGATAATCGACCTGCAAAGGCAATGCGCGGCGGAGAACGAAAAGGCGTTCATGTCCATGTGGAACTATTGTGCCGAAAACGCTTGGATTAGCGTCGATGACGAACTGCCTGAACCAAACGTTTACGTCAACATACGCTTCGCCAACGGCCAATACTCCGCATCCTGCATACGCAAGGACACCGGCACGTGGGCGTTCAACCTTAAGCCTACGCACTGGAAACCGATAAACAAGGACAAGGCATGACAGACAATATGAAAAGTAAGAAACTTAAATTATATGACATTGTACATCCAACAAAAGAGTGGAGTGATGAAACCAATCTTGCTCCAAAGTTTTGTTGTGAAATATCCGCTCAATTAATCTGGCATGATTTTACTAAATATAAAGGGATTGTTGAAGATATAATGGACGGGAAAGCGGATGTAAGATGGTTGGACGATAATATCCCTAACGAATTGTACGATGCGTGGTGGAACAAGAAAGATTTAGTCGTAATAGGCAACCTGAAATCCGATAAAATTGACAAACAATGACGGTAAAACGAAAATTAATCCATATATTTGCATTATGAAAAACTGCATAAGCGAAAACTTTGACTGGTACGTCGAGAACCTTGGCATACTTAGCGATTTATATCCAAATAGATACGTCATAATCAAGGAAAAGCAGGTTGTTTGCGATTGCCTGACGTTCAATGAAGCGGTTGAAACTGCACATGACCGTGGCCTTACTTGCGGTACATACAACATCCAGTTCTGTGGAGGTATCGGTAGCGAACGAAAAGTGTTGAATCCCTTACGTCTTGTCAATGAAGAAAATTGAAATAGATTATGGTAAGTTCGTACCGTACATTGAAACTCCTGCAATAGTCAGGGCTAACGGAAAGAACGTAAATGTTATTGCTGTATGGGATACAGGTTCGACACACACTACCATCGGCGCAGATATTGTGAAGGAATTATGTCTCAATCCCATTGGAGGCATTTATGGTAATACACTGGGAGGACAGCAGAAATATCAATGGAGTAATGTTTGCGTAATTCTCGGAGGTGGGATTAGCGTTTCCGGGGAAATGCTTTGTTCCGACAGGTGTGTTTCAAATGACTGCAAGAAGATAATTCTTGGCATGGACATAATAAGTCTTGGTGATTTTTCTGTAAAGTCGTCAGGCGGTAAGACTATAATGACATTTGAAGTCCCATGACTGACAATGAAGCCTCCAAGCGTACCTGCCCCAAGTGCGGACGCACAGTCCACCTCCCGTGGACGCTCGTCTGCCCGTACTGCGGCGCACAGCTAAAGTAAGCCTTACTCCGTCCCCAAGTTCCAGTATATCACGCCAAGCAGGCGGCAGAAGTCGCAATACTTCATGCCGTCCGCTTCGTTTATCAATATGTCTACTATATCCATTTTCATATTCCAAGCCCTTTCCTGCAATGCTCACAAATGAATTTCCTCGCCACCGGGAACATCCTCTGCCCGATATCCCCGGCAAGATAAGCCGCTTCTTCCCCGTATGGACTTATGCCGCACGCCCGCTCCATGTGCCTCGACAGGTGGCGCATCTCGTGAAGCCACGAGTTCAGGAATTGCGCCGGGCTGCTTGTAAGGCCTATCCCCATTACGGTCTCACCTCCCGCCGTATTGGAATAAGTAATGCCGGTGTTCAGGTCGCCACGCCGTAGGCTTCCGTAAGCCCTATGTAGCTGCCTGCCGTCACATCCTACACGCTCCATATCGTTTATTATGCGCTCAGCCCAGTAAGTGGTCACGGCATAATAAACCCTTACGTGCCAGCCGTATTTCGGCAAGTGGATGTCCTGTACTATCATAGCACCTCAAGCCAAGTTATCGGAGTTCCGCTGCCTATGCAGTCGGCCATGAAACGTGTCAACGGAAGGCCGTCGTACCCGTCTGTGTCGTCAAGGTAGTCTTTTACGAACAATGCGAGGTGCTGGTCGTCTGCTATCGAGCTCTTCATATAGTCGGCCTTGCCCATATTGGCCACATATACGCAGTCATATCCCTTGTCGTTGTCTATCTTCACTCCGTATTTTTTCAACAGTTCGTCCACTGAGTCCTTGGTCATCGGCTCCAGCCGCTTATCCTTCCCGGTGGCAATGTCCTTCACCTTCATTCTTGACACGGCCCAGTCGCACAGCTTCTTGGAAAAGTGCCATCCGTTACGTGAGAGGTATTCCCGCATCCCGTCGGGCATGGTGTCGTATGTATCAAGTCTTTGTCCTGTTTTCATGTTTTTAAATTTAAAACGGCCCATAAGTCCAGAAAACGGAATCATGGGCCGTAGTTGTTCAATAGAATTGTCCGTTAGCACGTCTGCGTCTGCGCTCGCCCATCTCGTCATCGCCCCGGTAGCCCATATAAGGGTCTTCGGACAGATAACCGGGCATACGGCGTTCGCCGTAAGAACCGCCTCCACGGTTGCCGTAACCTCCACGCTCGCCGTAGTCCTCATGGTAGCCCATACGCTCTCCCATGCTGCCTTGCATTTCCCTCATGGCCTTCTCGTAGCCGTGGCGGCAGCCTTCCTTGTAGGCTTCCTCTTCGGGGCCCATGCCCCTGAAGCCCATATCGCGGCCATATTCGTCACGGCCTTGCTCTATAATTCCCCACATACTCATATTGTTCAGTTTTTGTTTTTGGAGGGTGTTTCAGAAATTCCGAGCTGCTCCATCAGCTGCCTGTTCTGCTCGGCCAACATGTTCATGCTTCTCATCATCGATGTCATCTGTTCCTTCATCGTTTTCAGCTCCTCGTCCTGCTTGCGTTTGGCCGCAATTTCGGGGTTGAGGTCGTTCAGCATTTTGTCACAGCATGTTATAACACCCTTGTGGTAGTCTATGCTATTCAGTATGTCCATGCTTTTCTGTCTCATCATTGACACCTCGCTGTTTATCGCATCCTTGGAGCACGACACTATCACCGTGCCGTTGTCGTCTATGTCTGCGCTTGCCTTCAGGTCTTTCAGCGGCACCTGCTGTCCGCCTATGTTCACCATGATGTCAACGACCATTTCCATTTGGGGAAATGTCCCCATGGGGGCGGGCGACATCGGGTATTTAGGCTTGGGTGCGGTGACATTTACCACCGTCCCGTACTCAACATACGGGTTGCCGTCCTTGTGCAGTATGTACAGCTGTGAATTGGCTCTTAAATTCTGAAACATCCTTGTGTCGGTTTAATTGTTTATTATTGTCTGTAATCGTCAAAGTCTGCTGTCGCCGCTTCCGTAGTGCTTGCAGCCGCCGTTGTCGTTGTAGGCCTGTAGCCAGCGTTGACAAGGTACAGCTCATTGGTGTAACGGTTGTAGTGAATCTCGTATATGCCGGCTCCGTTCAGGTTGTCCGCCGTTACCGGCACACCCTCCGTCGCCATAAGTGGCAACGATACGCCGTTTGAACTGATGTTCACCGGTAGCGTTCCCGTGGTGCCTGCCGGTATCGCCGTGCGCAGGTTCAGGAAGAACGAGCCTACATAGTTGCGCCTGTACAGCGAATGGTTAGGCAGCTCTATCGTAACAGCGTCAGTACCTACCGTGACGTTAGCGCTCGGTATGGTGTTGAAGTTGTTACGTCCGAGTGACGGAAAATTGAAAGGCAGTCCGAAAAAGAAGTCCCACATAGTCGCCTCCTTTCCTTTCTTAGCCCCAAAAGCCGTTACCGTAACCGTATCCGCAACCTGAATAACCGCCTGCCGCCGCTCCGAATGCTGCCGCACGGGCAACTTCCGGATTGTAAACCTGCAACTGTGGATAAGGAACACTCACCGTATTGGGCAACTTGCACTTTATGCCGTCCACGTCCGACTGGAGAGCCTGCAATGCGGCCACAATAGGCGCATTCTGCTGTGCCACGCTCGCCATTATGGCCTGTGTCTGATGCTCGTTGTTGAGCTGTGCGGCAAGCGTTGCGCTCTTTTGGCGCTCCGCGTCGAGCTTGTCCTGGAGCACACGGGTCTCGGCTGCGTCGAGCTTGGCGATAATGGCCTGCGTCTGCGCCTGTGTGGCAGCCTGAAGGTCACGGGTGTTGTCGTTCATCTCACGTGTCAGGGTGTTCATGTTCTGGCAGTTCTGAAGCTGCGTTGCCGCGCCTTGACGCTCCACTGCTTGCAGGATGTTGCAGCAGCACGTTGACAGTTGGTTTACTATACCGTTGTCTCCGCTCTGGATGGCGTTGACAATCTGCGTGCCGGTCAGGCCGATGCTGTTCTGGATGTTGCACAGCGCGCTCTCGATTTGCTGGCTCGAACAGTTGAGTGTCGATGCAATCTGCTGGATTGCACTTGCGTTGCCTTGGATTGCCTGCATCAGCAGTTCACGTCCTGCGTTGCCTGCAAGCTCTGCCGGAAGTCCGTTGCCGCCACGTCCTCCGAAGCCTCCGAAACCGCCGTTGTTCCACCCGAAGATGCTTGCCACGATGGCAAGATAAATCACGCCCCAAATGCCGTTTTGGCCGCCGAAGCCGCCGCCATTGTTCATCAGGGCCAACAGTCCGGGGTCTATGCCCCTGTTACCGAGCATTCCCGGCAGCATGGCGTTGATGTCATAACGTGCACCGCCCGAATTGCCGTCACTGTTAAAAACATAAGTTCTGTCCATTTTGTTTAGTTTAGTTTTTGTGTTGCGGACAATATCGTCCGTGTCGCAAAGGTCGTAATTATAAGTGTACCCATGAAAAGTTACTTTCCGATAAAACGGAATTTGTTTCCGAAAAAGAGGAAAATGCAATCAAGTGTGCTTATATTCTTTTCCGTTTTCTTTTTCCGTGTGGTTCAATATATAAGAAATAGTCCTTATGCACAGTCCCGTTCTTTTTCTAATCTTTTCATATATGAAATTTCTTGGTAATAATTGAGAATATTCCCCAAGCTCATTACACACTTCATCATAGACCTTATGCACCAGATTATCGCGAATAATGGTGCTTGGTCTTCTGTTTTTACCCGAAAACCTTGCCATAATTGAAAATATTTTATACCTTTGTATTGCTCAATTCACTTTATATAAAAAATAATACACCGTAGCGGTCGGAGGACTTATCCCCGGCACTTACCGCTATGGTGTAAAATCATAAGTATAAAGTTGAATTGAGCAGCAACTTTTCGGGTGCCGGGGTTTTATATGCTCTCCCCGACAAAGAGCCTTTCCTATTTATTTTTCTGTTTCTTCATTAGCCATACAACCACCCATGATACAGCGGCTATTACAACGCCGATAAAAAACCACTGGAAGCCATGCTTAAATTCTTCCCATTTTGTCAGCTGCTTCTCTACAGGATAGGGCACTTGCACGCTGTCAGCCCTGACAACGGCTACCGTGTCGTAACGCCACCGGTCTTTGTACTTGTACTTCGTCACAACTTTGTCAACAAACACCGTGTCGCCTTTTGAATAATGGTTAACGAACACGCTGTCATGCAAATACACGCTATCCCTCAACCACCTGTCAACGTAAACGCTGTCAACGCTCACCGACGGCACGGGAACGTACTTTGTAGTCTTGCATCCAACAAGCAGCACAACCGACAACAACCCCAAAATCAAAATTCTCACTTTATCCATATCTTTATTTTTTTAGCCAACAAAAAAGCGGCAGCCCCATTACCGTGGAACTGCCGCCTATCGTCAAAATAAAAAATGTGAAAATAACTATTTTTCTTTCTTCTCCATCTCATCAATCTTTATGCCATTTACCTTGAAATACTCATCACGAGCCATAACAGCTATAACCTTCATATAAGATGTAAGGGTCAAACCATTCTTAAAAGCGTCATCTTTTAAAACGGATATATTCTCGTTAGACAAGAACTTTTCAGGAAACACGACAGCTTGCTTTATGCAAAAGTCGTCTATATCGTAAGCATTCTTGTCCATCACCCCGTTATCTATCAGTTCTTTTATCCTTGTCCAATTTTCATCAAACATCTTTCTTACACCTAAACGCTCTACCATCTCCCAACCTTGTTTCGTTATTGAAAGAGGACTGTGAGTTTGAGTGAAGCCGTCGGTCTTGATGTGTTGTTGCTGGAATATGCTCATCGCATCATGTATTTCTTTCGTAAGAAACTCTATGGATGTCTCAATTCTTGCTACGGCGTTGTCATGCCGCCCCATGATTTCCCTATGATTTTCACATGGCAAATCTCGCCTGTCAGCGGCCTTTTCACGTATTTCATCAAGTTTCCTGGTATTTTCTTCACATTTGAGATTCTTTATAATGGAATTAAATTTTGACAATTTCCATACGACTATGCCAAAAATAACAAATATCCCTATTATTACAAATATGGATATTCCTAAGTATTTTACTATCAGATTGCTTATAAATTCACCCATTACACAATTATTTTCAGTAAATCCATTAAACAATCTTTTCCACCGTAAAAACCTTAATTTAGTTTTCCCTGTGCAAAAGTACACAAAAACGGACAAACTTCCAAGCAAATTAAGCCTTATTCACTATTTTAACAGCAGTCCCACGATGTCAAAGAGCTCCTTGCGACGGTTGCAATTCATGCACCAGTCACTTATTCCCATTTTGGAAAAACTGTAAGCGGCTCGGCGCGGCCATTATCAAGTATCATGGTAGTTCACGCCGTGCTCCGCCGCTTGTATTATTCCGCCCAGCGTTGCGCTTCCCACTCCCTACGCTTCACCAAGCCTTTCAACACCTTGCCGCCGGCATACACCCATCTGCGGAATTGCTCCTGTATGTCCTCCGTAGACGCACCGGCCTTTATCTTGCGAAGCAGCGTTGACGACTTCAGGTTACCAAGGCCAAGATTATAGCAAAAATCACACAAACTTGCAAATTTTGGATATGTATCAATCTCTGGTATAGTATTTAAATACACTTCGATTGGAGTAAGGTCACGCTTTAACCATTGCTCCGCCTCCGAACGAGTGCAGCGTGTTGTGGAGGTCACGCCTTTAGTTGTTCCAAAACCACACGTCCACGCACCGGCGGGGCATTTATATGCATTGCTTGCAAAGCCTTCAAATTCTTTAATCTTATCTAAATCATATTGTTGTAACTGATACTTTGTCATAATATTCCCATTTAAAAAAGTTCTTTGTCTTATTTCTTTTTCCTTGACAACATGAAAGAATACCTGTAACACTTGAATTGGTCATATCAGCAGCTTCTTTTATTGACTTCCATATCTTAATTATATTGCCTTCCATATCTTTTTGAACGATACGTCTACATCTTGCACGTGTTTTATTCTTTTTCTCAACGCCTTTAAATTTCCATAGAAAACTTTTAACTGAACCTATCTTGCCATAACAACAAAGTCTAATAGAAGATGGAGATACATGAAGCATCTTACCTGCTTCGGCAATAGATTTATATGTTGCTAAGAGATTGCCATCATAATCATATTGTTCAACTGGATTGATATTTTGCTTATACTTTTTTCCCTGACATGACTATATTCGATATTGTAATTTGGTGTACACCATTCAAGATTGTCTGCTCTATTATCAATCCTAATTTCATTTTTATGATTAACATAAGGTAATTTATCTGGATTAGGAATAAACGCTTCTGCTACAAGACGATGAACTAAATATAATTTGTATGTACTATTTTTACAAAGACTAATTATCATGTATCCCGTTGTAGAAGATACAGATGCTTTTATAATCCGTTCAGGTATTGTTCTATATCCGCACAAATGAGGGACTTTTCTTAGCATGGATTTCACTCTGCCAAGATTGCTTACCTGATACAACCCCTCATAATCTTCAATGTCTTTCCAAATCTCTTCCATGTGCTGAAATTTTAATTTTATGCTGAAAAAAATAAAAATGCGGAAGGGCTTTCAGCTTACCCTTTCAGTCGGTCAATTACTCCGACCTATCCGCATAGTTTTAATATACAAATATACTAAATTTTATTGACATAACAGCATATTTAAATGCTTAAATTTCAAGTATTTAGCCTATCGTGGCCACGCCACCGGCAGCGCAACGGTACGCCGTGTTCGAGAAGCCTTCAAATTCGGTTATCTTCTTAATCAATAAATCGCTCGCTTCCATACTTACGCCTCCTTTCCACTCATGTATCCCAAAAAAGAATAATGCCGTCTGCCTGCCAGATATTGCATGTCGTCTTGGTTGGAATAGGCCTCACGCTCGAAGCTTACCGCTCGATAAGCCCTATGCGCCTTGAACCCCGTGGCGATAAGTCTTGCGAGCCATTCCATGACGTACCACAGATAAAAGCCCACATACAGGGTCTCCTTCATCTGCGCCGTATGTACGGCCTCGTGATTGATGTCTATGTCGGTGAGCGTAGCGCCGTTCCTTACAAAGAGAACTCCCAGCAAGTTCACCGCCTTGAAACCCTTAAAGGGAATGATGTCGTTGTAGATTATCTTCATTTTCTTACCTCCTCGTTGTTGTTTATTTTCCTTCTCCTTTCACTAAGAGCCTTGTTTAAGCCTCCACCGGCCATGAAACCGCCGACGCACAGCAGGAATATGCCCATCCCGTCAAGGTCGGTTTTTACATAACCATTGGTGCATACATCCCAAACGAGGCAGAAGCACACGCACAGACCTATCAGCACGCCCACGCCGGAACTTATCAACATCACGAAGCTCTTTGAGCTGTCAAGGCTGTTCGCCCTCACGAGGCTCTTCAGGTATTCCGTTATCCTTACCATTTTCCGTTACTCCTTTCTTCATGTCATCGTCTGTAAGTATTGCACCGGGGTGGTCTTCGGTGTAAGCACCACGCAAAAGGCCGACAAGACGGCATTTCACGTTGTCGTTGAGTCTTTTCAGGCACTTGTCGTCAGGCTGTAGGCAGATATGTTTCTCGGCTTCCTTCAGGGCCAGGCGCAACTTGTTGTTCTCGTCCTTCAATATCAACTTCTCGTTTATCAGCGACATCTTTTCGTCTTCAAGTTTCCTGACACGCTTGTATAGGTCATCTATCATCCTGTCATACTTGTCGAGCTTTTCCGCCTGTTTATCTACTTCCCTCTGTACACGTTGGTAGTCCTCTATCAACGCCTTGTATTCCTCCCTGAATGCCTCCGCCGCCGATATGCGCCTGTTGGAGTTAATGTTTAAAACATACCTAACGAACTGCCAGCCTCCAATGGATGCAATGAGGGCTATCACAAGCTCCAAATATTTATTCATAATTGTTGTTATCCGTTATCCTGAAAACCTGTCAAAACACCTTACAAATATAAGAAATTCCGCTGTCACCACAAAACGTTTCGGTATATTTCAGATACGTAACGCTATTCGCCTGTCAACGCTCCTGATATTACATACCAGTTACCGTCTACAGCTATGAGCCTTATTATCATGTTCGGGATTATCTTAAAGTTCCGTCCACCGGTTAAGACACTACTGACAGTCTGCACTATCACTCCATTAATAAGAGATGTGCTGTTTGAATAATATATATTTTGATTGCTATTAGCTGTCGCTATACGCACCGAACCCAATGACATTGTTGTCATTATAGGTTGAAATATATTCAGCTCAAGCCCCTCATAAGTGTCCGCGTCCGGAAGGTAAACCCAACATGTATCTACTGCAATGGTAGTTACAAAAAGTGTGTTGAATGCTTCCTCCTGCGGATTGATGGTATATGACGATAAACCTACAATGCTTTTCACAGACGAGTAGGTGAGCCTTGAATGAATAATACCGCTTACCTCGGCGTTCTCGGCGTACAGTTCACCTTCATAGCTCACCCTGAACGGGGCGTTCGACGGAGTTTCCGAGCCCACCCACAAAGGGTAGTCACCACCGCCCATGCCCGCCGCCACCTTCGTGGCATCCTCTTTCTTCATCACGAGCAGCTGATTGGTCTGCGAGAAACGGAACACCGCGTACTCCGCCATTATCAGTGGAGTGTACACCGGGGCAAGCTCGTTGAACTTCTGCCAATAGGAGTTATTGCCGCTCGAAGGAGGCTTGTTGCTCTGCGAGGCGGTGTGCGTCTGGAGACACTTGTACGCCGAGAACTCGCCCGGCGAGCTTCCGCTCACCACGGCTATGTCCAAGAAGCGCGTGCCCTCCGTCAGCGCCTCGTCGTTGCGGTACTCCACGCCTTCCACCCATTCGCTCACCCTCGATATGCAGCCGTCAAGCCCCGTGTCTCCTTTTCCTCCGTTAGCCACAAAGGATATACCTACCGTACCGTCAATGCTACGCTGCGTTCCCTGCATGTCCGTGAACGTCACCGTGAAGGGAATGCCGGAAGAGGCCGAAAATAGTGCAGCTGTCAGCAATGCCGCGCCGTAGTTGTCGCTGCTCGACGTAAACGTAATGACTCCCTTGCCGTCGCTCACGCTTCCCGTGACGACACCGTTCGTTCCGGTGTTTATGGCCATACCGGTGACCGTCAGCTCCGTGTTGCCTTGGTACACCGTGACCGTGGCTTGTTTTGACCACGATGACGTTGCAGTGAAGCTGGACTGGTTCATGGTCATGGGATTACCCGATATTGCCATGGTAATTCCGTCATTGCCGTCGAACACGGTGGAGACGTGCAGATTCCTTTCGTACTCAACCCGCCCGCTTGAGGTGCGCACTTTCACCGTGAACGGCACTGTGCCCTTTACGTCGGTCTTCTTGACGAGTATCAGGGTGTAGCGAAACGTGTAGGAGTCGTCTACCGAGTATTCCCAATACACGTTGTTGTCAAGCAGGTAATGGCTGTCCGACAGGCTGGAGCAAGTGAAAGATGGGTATTTGTCCGGGTTGGTGGCGTCATAATATGATATAGGCGTAGTGCCCTTGCATACCGTCACCGTCACCTCTACCGCCACTGACGTGTCCGTCAGGATGACGTTTTCGCCGCCTACGACTACATTGATGGCGTCCTGCCCCGGCTCTCCCGGATTGCCGTCTTTGGGCGCGCGCCTTACCGTTATGTGTCCCTGCGCTCCCGGCATATCCTATCCTCCTATTAGCTCCAATACTGCCTTTGCGGTCTCCTTGGCGTGGTTGCGCCACTCCTGGTACGCCGCGTACTCCGCCTTGTACTCCTCCTTCTTGTCCTCCTCGGTGGTGCTCTCGGCGTTAGTCGCGTCAACATAGTTCGCTATCACGGCCTGTACCTTGTCAGACTTGTACCGGCTTCCTATTATCGCGCTAACTATGTCGTCGTATGAGCGGCCGCCGTCAACGTCCACACTCTCGCACTCATAAATGTCGTCCGCCTTTGTCTCTCCTTCCATATCGGGAAGTACAGCTTTCTTGAAATCAAAGAAAAGCCTTAACTTGGAGCCCTCTTGTATGGCCAACATGCCGTTTTCTGGCAATTCCTGCATCTGTTGGTATGCTTTCATAAGTTTAATTTTTAATTGTTAATTCTTAATTGAAAATAAACACGTTACCATCCTCGTCCGTCAGGGTGTTGCCTCCCTCGTCAACGGCTATACTATGGGCGCCTTTCTGCTCGCTATCGGTGTACACGTCCAGCCAGCTGTCGTTATAAGAAGAGCCTATTCCCGTGTCGTCAAGCATGAACACTGTCTCTCCGCCCTCGTTGTGCGTGACGTTAGTCCTTGCCGAAGTGTCCGTCTTCCATGTGATTTTCACTATGCTTTCAGGACACTCCACTATGTTACCCCTGCACATTACGTTGGCCTTGTCATAGCGTTGCGTATCACCGGGGGCTATGTCCGTGCCGTTCGTCGGGTTGCACGTGTATTTGGGATACTCCCTCGCCACGGCGATGTTAGCCCTCGCCACTTCACGCCCGTCAGCTTTTATCCTAACCACATAGCCTGTCTCCGTTATCAGGCGCAGGTCTAATGTCACGTGGTCCGTGGCTATAGCCTGCACCTCGCCGCCGGCGCTTACAGGCGAGCCGTCCCTAAGCAGCTCAACGGTGTATCCGCTTGTTACGGCAGCAGGGCCGTTGTACACCGTTATCGGTATCTCCCTTAGGTAAGAGTTCGCGTCCGTCGCGTCCTGCTCGGCTATCTCCGATTCTTCCTGCAATCCGTGGCTCGTCTTGTACTCGTACAACGCCAGCCTGTCCATGAACGGGTCGTACTTCACTATCGAGCTGTCGCCAAGCGACAAGCTCCACGAGTCGCCAGCCTTCTCCGTGGTGCTCAATATTATCTCGTCAGTGCGCACGGGTATAAGCGTGCCGAGTCTGTCATCTGCTATTGTGCCCCTGAAGCTGAAAGCGTATCTCTCGCCGGGGTTTACGTTCCTCTTTATCGTTATCGATCCGCGGCTCATGCTGTCCGTGGTGTCTATCTCGTACTTACCTTGCCACTCACTGATAGTGCTGATGTCAACCCCGTTAACGTACCAGGCCATATCCGACAACATCGGGTTCACGTATGGCTCGTCCCAGCTGCCGTCGGACGCAGTGGCCGTTATCTCGGGGAACAGCACCGTCGGCGTCAGCTCCCTGTCGGGCTCGAACTCCGAGTTTCCCGCGTTGTACACCTGCGTGGCGGGACTTCCGGTGCTGAGACAGTACAGCGACACCGCCACGTTCAGGGGAGCGTAGCTAACCCTTATCCTTTTCTTGCTGCTTTCCATATATCGATTTTTTAATTATTTTTGTCTCCGAATACGTAAGTGCTCTTGCCGTCGCCAATCTCGCGCCGCCTTATCACCACCCCGTCAACGGGAAATATCTTCTTTCCGCTCTCCTCTGCCTTTCGGGCTTGGTCGAGAACGTCTTTCAGCGTGTAGCAGTTGGTTATGAACTTGCCTTTCCTTCCGTCCGCCTCGAACAGCACGCAATACCTGCCGTCGCCCTGCTTCGTCCTTATGCCCGTCTCGAAGTCGAGCACGGTTATCTCCACGTTCAGTATGTCGGATATGCGCTGAGTCCTCGCGTCAAAGAACTTCTTGCCGTCCCTCGTCAGGCCGCTCTGCCTTATTCCTTTCGTAGCAAAACTCATGTCTCCGTCAGTTAACTTGTTCCACAACCTGCGGCAGTCCGCCCACTTGCACCATCCGTGGTACGACGCGAGCACCTTCTGCCGCTTCTTTTCTTGCGGACGCTTCGACATCTTCCGCGCGAAGCGCCGCTTTATGCTCTTGCGCAGCCTCACCCTTTCTCCCGTGAAGCAGTAGCCGAGGTAGTCCATTTCCCTTCCCCTTGCCCCTCTTGCGCTTCCTGCCAGCCTTCCGTTCATTCCTCTTTTGCAAGCCGAGCGGGGCTATTATGTAGTTCGCCTTCACGCAGAAGCCGTACTCCTCCGACAGTCTCGCGTACTCCCTCAGCTGCCGCCACGCCTCCGCCTTGGTCGCCGCCAGCCCCGACGTGTCGTCGCAGTACCTCACGTAGAACTTGGCCTTGACCCTCTCCTTCATCTCGTGGTCTACCGCGCTTGCGGCGAGAGCGCCTAACGGTTGGCTCGTATAGGCTCCTATCGGCATGGCTTTTCCTTCTCTCCCGCTCGATTTCATCCTCTATCTCCTTTTCCTGGCTGTAAGTCAACAACGTCATCTCCACCAACTTTATGAACCTCTTGTCCTTGTACAGCCGTTCCAATGCCGCCTTCACCACTTCGTGAGGTATGCTTTGGTAGAACTTCTTGTAGTCCGTCTTCCAGTACCACCTGCATTCGGGGTGCAGACGCATCATCTTCCTCAGCCGCCTCACTCCGTAGTGCAGTCCACGTCCCTTTATGCTTGCGCACGTGTCGGTAACGAGGCTCTTGTACACCCGCGGCCCTATCACCCTCATTATGGCGTGCTCCAGTATGTGCCACGGGTAGTAGTCGTGCTTGGCTATGTCGCGCCACTTGCCCGTCCTGCTCCTCATCGGCACCGTCCTGTACTCCGGCTTCGGGAAGTCCAGCTCAAGTATCATGCGCCGCAGCTCCTCCAGGTCTTCCTCAGCCCTCGCGTTGTGGCGGCGTATGTGCCTGTTCAGCCTCTTGCGCCCTTCCTGCGCCTCCTTGTCCGCCGTGCGCAGGTTGTCAATGTCGGCCACCTTCTCAAGTATGTATCCTTCACGTTTCGGCATCTTTGCCTCCGTCGTCTTTTTTACGCCAAACCTCGGTTTTCCTCAAACCTCGCTTTCTTACCGTCCGTTTACCGCAATACCAATCATTAAAGTGGTGCTTGCATTGACAGTCCGCCCGGCGCGTTCGAACGTTGCCGCCTACTAACGCCGCTTGCCCCCTGCAAGAGGGGCTTTGCTCGCTTTCCTTGTTTTCTGACATCCCTACGTCGTCCGTAGGATACGCTGCGTAGTTCATTATACGCGCAGGGTCAAGGCTCGGGGAGTATATGGGCACGGATTGTATCTCCGTGTTTGTCCTGATGTTTGGCGCGAGCCGTAGTTCGCATTCGAGTTCGTGAAAGCGTTGTTCGAATTCACGTAGCCGAGGCCGCAGTTCGTCCCGTTGTTCGCGTTGCCGCCGAAAGCCACAAGCTCACTCCCCTCTACCTGCCGTCCGCGCCTGTCGGCTCTCGCTCCGCTTCCGTTGTTCCGCTTCCACGGAGGGCGGACGGTCTTTACATACTTGCTTCAGGCGGCTTTCATCCGCCGTGTTGCCGCTGGTTGGTTCGTTGTTTGGCTTATTGCCTGAATTAAACTTATTTTTTATTAACTCTATTTTTTCCGTCACCGCTCCCCACTGCCCGCAAGTCATTTGTCTTAACTCCTTAGCGACCGCAGGGAGCGGTACTCCTTTTCTCCTTACTCCTTCACCCTACAACTCGCTCGGGCTAACATCTGTTAACATTCCATAGTACGCAAGGCGCGAGCCGCAGGGCGCATTCGAGAACGTGAAAGCGCTGTTCGAAGCCACGTAGCCGAGGCCGCAGTGCGTCCCGCGGTACGCGCTGCCGCCGAAAGCCACAAGCTGGCCAGTAGCTATATTTCTCCAAAAGTAGTCGCACCAGTAGCTCGTCGAGCCTCCGCCAATGGCTTGTGCTATAAGGTCGAAATACTCGCCCATCTGCATCTTGGTAACATAGCCTTCGGCGTCAATCCTTGTGGTCTGCCTGTAGTCTCCTGACGGATGTGTGGTAAGCTCAGCGCTTGACGGCATTCTGTTGCCATCGTAGATGAATACCTCAGTACCCGTCTGCGCATCGTTGTCGCTCGCTCCGCAGTATATGCCCTGCGCCATCTCCCATTGCCATCCGTAGGGGTCTTCAATCCCGAACAGGCTGATGCGCGAGCAGTTGACGCCCGTATTGTCGCCGTTCACCACGCTTATGGTCTTAGCCCCGCTGTTGTCTCCGTAGCTCTTCATGTCGCCCGTCTTCAGTGTCGCTGCCGTCGCCCATAAGTCAAGGTTTTGGCTGCCGCACACGCCGTAACCAAGTTTCGACTGTATGTCGGGGCTGCCGTACTCCGAGAGTGCCATCATCATCAACAGCCGCCTGAAGTCGTAGTCAGCCAAGCCCCAGTCCGCGCCGTTCTGCTGCGCCGCGTTCCAGAATGCCGTGATTGTCATGCTTCCCGTAGGCGAGTAGCCGCTGCGGCTGTAGCCCTTGCCGCCCGTGACGTACATCTTGTACTTGCCCACGCACTGCGCCTCTATGTAGTGGCCGCCTATGGGCAGCTGGCTCATGTACAGTAACGGGTATCCCGCCTGTGCGTCGTCCACCATGCGGTAGTACAGCCTCGGCGAGCACCACATCACGTTGCCCTTGCTCTCGTCAACGGTAGTGCCGTCGGCGAACAGTCCGCTGTTTGTCTTTGAGAGTTTAGACCGCTTGCCGCCGCTGTTGACCAAGTAGCAGCCGCACGACCGCTTGAACTCCTCCCACAGTGCGGTGTTGCCCAACGTGCCCCATTCGGGCGAGCTCTGGTTCTGTTTGATGGGCACGCACCACGCTACCTGTGACAGCGTGCCGATTCCCGTCTCGTTTATCGCGTCGGCAAGGTTCTCAAGCGTTATGCGCCTTATCGAGCCTCCTATTTCCACGAGTACGCTGTTATCCTTCAGCATGCTCGTTACGGCCGTTGCCGTCCCTAAGTTCTTGTTTGCCATATTATTAATTTAATTCATGATTCGTAATTGGATGGGCATCTAATTCCATGAAGCCTCGCCTACGGCCTCCACACTGTCCCTCGTGCCCATGTCGCTCGCGCTGACACTTATAGTATTGGCGCTGGCCGTCTTGATGACAGTCCACGTGTCCTTGTCCATGATGTCTATGCGCCATGTCATGCCCGATGTGTCCACTACGCTGTTGTCACTCATCTTGACGACCTTGGCCGTTATAGTCACGGGACTGTCGTCCGTCACTTCCTTGTTCGAGCTCGTCACCGACATGACCACTATGAACTGGTCGGCGCTGTCGTTGACGTACACCGCGCCCCTTGCCACCGCCGACGTTGCCGTCTGGTCGGTGTAGAACTCCGCTATGAATATCTGCATACCGTTCACGTCGTCCCTCGTGGCCGTCACCGTCTTCTGCCCGTTCTTCTCGCTCCATAACGTATCGTCCTTGTACCACTTCACGTAGAAGTCGCCAACCTCCGTGCCGCCTACCATCAGGTGCGCTGTCATCTGTACGCTCGTGCGCTCGGCGGTCAGTATGTTGTCGCCGTCGCTGCCCAGCGTTATGTAGCCGTAGTAGGCCGATGCCCCCGTCTGCTGGATGGTCACGTCTATGCTCTTCGTAAGGTTGTACTCCACGCCCGCCGACGTCGCGACACACGAGTATTCAAGCGTATCGCTCGCTATGTTTGTCTCGCTTGCAAGGTTCCCGATTATGCGTAACGCGCCCGTGGTCGAGTTCATCCTGAACGTGCCCGTCGAGTCCGTAGTCCATCCATCCGACTGGTCTCCGTTGAATGTTAGCTCCACTCCGTTGTACCGCCACGCGTGGAAACTCAGCGTTACCGCGTTGCCTAACGAACTTTGGACGTTAGGCGTTATTATCGGCTGGTTCTCCGCAACGGTCCAGTCCGGACTCACCGCTCCTGTCGTGGGGTCCACACCTTGATACAAGGGCTTGCCGTTAAGCCCAAGCGATATGAAATACGTGTCGCCGCTGCGCAGCTTGCGTATCGTTATGCTTCCTTGTGCGCTATATGCTACCATGATTTAAATCCACCCCCCCTTGTTTTAGTTCATGTATTATGGCGTCATGGCTGTACACCGTGCCGCCAATCTTTTTTGCTCTCTCGTCAACGGTATTGCCGTCCATGCCCGGCACGCTCATCAGTTCTTTCTCGTTCAGCAAAACGAGGTTCCCGTTAGTCCTGTGGCCCGCAAGCCTTATTCCGATGCGTTGCAACATGGCCTTATCGATTATTATATATTTCATAGACTCTTATTTTTATGTCATTTAACCATTTCAAGAACCATCTCGGTAGTCTCTTCACCCACTATGGCCGTGAATGTGAACAGGGTGCTTGACGACAAGGAATTGCCGCCCAAATCGTTATCTTCCTGCTTATAGGATATTCCGAGCGAACCGTCGAAATTCTTGGCCTTGTCCTTCAGTTGCCACGCAGCGTCGTCTGCCGCGTCGCCGCTGTCCCTCGTCACGCTCCATCCCGTAACCTCGCCCGTAAGCTCCTCCCAGCCCCTGAACACCGCGCACACGACTTGCAGTGTTTCGCCCCATGCCATCGTTGTGTCGCCTTGGGTATCTATCTCCATGCGCAGCGGCAGCGGAACGTTCTGCTCTATCGTGCCGCTCATGTATATGTTGTTCAGGTAGGCCGAATAGCCGCTCATGTTTATGCCGAACACCGACAGGTTGCTGAGGTCGCCGAACTGGGCGCCGATGTTAGCCGCCCCGAACTCCCACGTATTCACCTCCCGCAGGAAGCGCCAGTACGTCCGTGTCGAGTAGTTGCTCGTCTGCCTCTGCTTGTCGGTGAAGTTGCCGTAGCCCACGAAGTGCATCGCCTCGTAAGGGTGTACCGTGTAGGGCCAGCTGTCAGACGCAGCCCTAAGCATATAGCGGAACTTCGAGTTCCGCTCCGTGTCGAGTATCTCTATTATCCTGAAGTAGCACGTGGCGAAGCCGGCGAAGCGGAAGTTGCCCTTGCCGTCGTCCGAGCTTGACGGTGCGTTGTTGCCTGTGTCCGCGTAGTCGTGGAATATGCCCATGCAGATGTCGTCCACGGCCACCGTGCCAATCTCGCCGTCCTCCAGTTTCAGCGTTATCGTGCCTGTCGTCAGCAGGTTGCCCTCCGTGTCCGTGTCGGGCACCACGCTCTCCACTATCCCCGCACCCGGCGCGCTCCACCTGTCGCCGATGAGCACCTCCACCCTGTTGTACCTAAGTTCCGGCACTTCGAGGAAACGCCTTACTATCAGGCGCTCCAGCTCTCCGTTGCCTTGGCCGTCAATCCTGCCGCCGAAGCCGGTCATGCCCGAGGCGAAGTCGCCGAACTGGCCGCCCTGCATCATCGTCAGCATGTAAGGCGTCAGGTCGTCCTTGTCCTTCCTGAGGAACTGCGCCAAGCTCCGCAACGCCGAAAACACGTTGCTGTCTGAGGCTGGTGTGCTGTCGTTGGTCTTTATTATCTTTATGTCCGTGCCACTTCCGCCGGTGTTTGTGTATCCTCCGCTCAACGTTTCCAATGACAACAGTTGCGCGTCCGCCTCGTCATCAAGCGTCACCTCGTATTGCGGAATGTCTTGTGTTCCTTCCCTTATTACTAACTGCGATATTGTTATCGACTGTACCGGTATGCCCATCTCGTCGTCCCCGAAGCTCATTTTCATGCCTTCTATCAGCTCCGCCGCCAACTGTGGATTGCGTGCCAGCATGATGTTATCCATCTCCGGCTCGAACGTGTCTTTGTAATGGTCATTTTCGGCAAGCCATTCTACCGCCTCGAAAAACAGTCTTACTGCCGCCGCTTGCACGTACACGTCGGGCATTTCTATCCCGTCTAATACGTATTTGTCCCCGGCGTTTAGCCCGAACGTCTTGTTCGGATAGTACATGTTCACGTTTTGGTCAAGTTCGCGTTGCAGCGTCAGCCTGTATCCTTGACTTATATCGTCAGCCGAAACAGGGACGCATTGCAGTATCTCGAAGTTCCGTCCGGCGCACATTCCGCTTTTCATGTATAGGGTAGGGGTCTCGCCGTCGGTACGGTAGTCCCATAGATTAAAGCCTATGTTTGGTATGTCTATCGTCACGCTCGTCGTCATCAGTACGCCGTCAGTGTCCTTGCTCCCTGCGTCATATACGCCGTTTGCCGACACGCCGTTGTCTTTTACGCCCGTCGAGCTTATCAGCCTGTCAATCTCGCCACCGTTTTGATATGTCTTGCTTCCCACGTATCCGCTTATGGTTGACAACTCCGCTACGGTCATGCCTTCCATTGATGGAAACACCTCTTCCCAGTCCTCGTCGCTTCCGTCAAAGATATATTCACCGTCTTTTAACCCGTACTCGGCAAAATTCGGTGATTTTATGTAGGGTATGTATTTGTCCTCGCTGAATGTATATCCGGCTTCTATCAGCTCTCTTACAGCGTTACCTGTTTCCGTGTTTTCTTGCGTTATCCTTTGAGCCCATTCGTTAAGACTTTCTTCAGGGAAACCAGGTAGCATCAAGTTTCTTATTGATAAATTAGTCGGCACTCCCGATGGTACGTTTACTAATGACGAAGGTATCTCTTGCATATCTACCCCCGAGATTATATTGACCGACACGGGCAGTTGCGCTGATTGCAAATAGCTTATGGCATTGTCAAAGTCTGCCGTGTCATCATCACTGTAATATGGCCCGAAGTATATGTCGGCTTCATTATGGGGGCGCAAGGAGTTTTCCCCGTTGCATTCTATCATTCCCCATATGGTTATGCCGTTTATCCTTAGCGATATTTTATAACTATACCACCCGTGCTCCGGATTTGGTTCAGCAAAGGCATACGTGAAAATACTGTCGTTCTCATCGAAATCAAGACCCAAATCCACTCGAACCGTCATTGTATGCTCGGTGGGCGGGGCTATCAGCTCTTGAACCTCAACCACATATTCCTTGCCTACGTTGGCGTAATATTGATATGGTATGTTACGTGTGCTTCCGTATGCTTTCAATAGCGTCACTATGCGTTGGCTTGTATCAGCTGTTCGTGTGAGACTCTTCAGCCCATTGCCCTTTCCGTAAACAAAGTTGCGGCCTACTTCTCCAAGAACTTGCCCAAAGGTTATCGTCCGTCCTTGTATTACGTAATTCACCTCGAACGCGGTACTGAACTGTACTATGGCATTATATACAGATGTGTCGTTGCTTATTTGCATTGACTTATCCTTATTTATCGTTGCCTCGTTGCCATATTTTACAGTCCATGTACCTTCCCCGTAAGCTCTGTTCAGGTTCGCCTGTATCCTATTGCCGAAGTCACTCGCCGATTGGATATAGAAACTGAACGAACCAAGCCCCGTATATGGCGTGTTGTTGTCGTTCAGCACATAGTCGCAGAATTGTACATCTTCAAGCTCGCTCTGCACGCTGTCAAAGCGTATGTTTTCATATTTTATTGCATCGCCGCTCGTATAGCTCCGTGCTTGTCTTTTTGCCGAGGGCACTGTTTTCAGGAAGAAGTCTTCGTCACGGTATGTTATCTTGTCACCCGTTTCAAATGAGATGGGGTAGGGGGAGTTTACCGTTACCGATAGGTAGCGTTCACCCATGTAAGTGCCGTTGTACTCTATCGAGTTTACTTCGGCTCTTACTGTTTGCCCATCTTTTGAGTATATCTTATACCTCATCCCTTTAAATTGTTATCCTATTTATTATGCTTGTTAGGCCAATTTGGCTTATTCTTAACTCCCCAATACTACTTTCGTCACAGGGTCATTTACTTTTAGTGTAATCGTTACAATCAATATATCTCCGTCCGTGTCCCTTACAAGTTCTGCGTCGTCACTTATGCTTACGAACCTTACCTCGTTATACCCAATCTTGGTGTATGTCGAGTATATCTTCATCCGTGCGCCGCTGCCGTCCCTGCCTGTCAGGTATTTCAGGAATGCCTCCAATTTTACATTGGCTGTGTCCTTTGAACCTTTGTACCCGAGTTTTATCTCTATCTCGAACGCCTGTATCCGTAGTCCGTCCTGCGGTATGTATTCGTCGTCGCCGTCCTCGTCTTTCCAGTCGTTCCTGCTCGGTTCTTTGGCCTCGGCCTGCATCATGAAAGGTATCTCCATGCCATAAAATCCGAAGTCGCTTCCCGTTTCCTTCGTTTCAGGCTCCGTATCACTATTCGTTATCTTTTGTATGTATAATTTTTCTATGGCCATGAATTTGTGTTATCCTTTCTGCAAAAATAAGAATAAAAAATGAATATTTATACAATGTTCTGCATAAATATTCATTTAACATTCACTTTTCTTGTCGGATGTCTTTAACCCTATGCGCCCTATTGGCTTATTAGTCTAATCCCCATCAACTCTTCACATAAGTCACGACGCTTAGTTTCTTTGTCCCGCTTGCTACAGAGTTTAGCAGGTCGCTTAATCTTTCAGCCGCGTCTGCGCTCCTTCCTGTATTTGCTTCTATGGCCTTCAGCGTAGCTTGATGTACGGCCAACACGTTTATTACTTGTGGTAACAATTCCTCGGCTATCCTTTGGTCATACATTATCCCTCGGCTCACGTCGGCTCTTATGGCATTTACGTAGCTTATCAGCAGTCCTGCCTCGTCCTCCGTTATTCCGCTTATTACATTCGCACCGCTTGCTGCCGTATCATCCTTGATGGTTTCGCCATGCTCATTTGCGATATTTTCCAATGAGTTCAAATAACCTTCCACGATACTGGCCGCATTGTCCGCTGCGTTATACATTTGGGCAATTATTTCAAGACCTTTTTCGTCCACTACACCATTATTCGCGTCAAAGTATTTCATGAACTGGTCCATATAGCCTTCAAGCATGGGTTCAAGATATTTCTGGGTTATTATGTTTACTCCCACGTCCCTTAATATCTCGCTTACTTTGTCTTTGTATGCTTCGGCGGCGTCCGTACCGCTCGCCCATGCGTCCACCAATGCTTGGCTTAGGTCATTTGCCCAACTCTTGAAGTCTATTCCGTAAAGCTCGTTCGCCATGTCCTCTGCAACGTATTTTATTTGGTCGTCAAGGTCTGCTATTTGCTGCTCGTAGTCCGCTATCTTGCTGGAGTCGCTATCCTTCTTGTCACGCTCGGAGTCCATTTGGTGTGCCAACTCGTCCCTCTGTACCATCAGGCTTGCCAAATAGCTGTCATAATAGCTTCGTGACTTCTGAGCGTCTTTTATCTGTTCCCGGGTATCGTCTTGTATGTATCCGTATCTGTTAAATCCCAACCTGCGCTCTACCACGCTTTGTTGTATATATTTAGTAAAGTCGTCCAGGTCTGTATCGCTTGCCCTATAACGATACACTCCGCCCATTGTTCTCTCTAATATGGTTTTGATGTTTTCCGTTAGGTTTTCCATCTCCTGCTGCCGTGCCTCACTTGCCTCTATCTCCTTTTGTAGAGCCTTGTCATGCAGTTTGAATAGTCCCGTTACCACGCTTAGGCCGGCACCGGCTATGGCTCCCCACATTCCAGCGTTTTTTATGCCGAGTGCGCCACCCAACGTTTTGTTACCGCCTACGCTCATGCCCATCAGGTTACTTAGGCTGCTACCCGTGCTGCTTGCCGAGCCTAACGCGCCGCTTATCAGCCCTAATGCGTCCGTCAGCCCTCCGCTCTCGCCCAATGCGTCAAACAATCCTATCACGGGGTCCAGCACGCCCTGTAGCTCGTCAAACGCTTTGCTTATTCCGTCAATGCTACCCACAATGTCGGCTTCCGCACCTCTCAGTACGCTCTCCAGTTGTGCACGTGAGTACTCGCCAGCCTGCAAACCCATACGCTTGGCCTGCTCTTCTGTCACGGTATAAGTCCCATTTGCCCCATTAGGCCTATTGTTCCCAAGATAGCTCCTTATTGCGTTCGCCCTCCGCAAGCTGTCCGCTATTCCGCCAAACGGGTTTCTCTCCAAAGCCTCGTTCCTTAACTTCGCCAAGGCATCGCGCAGCCTCTTTACTTCCTCCACGCTCAGCCCCGCCGTTTTTGAGAACTCCTCTATCTTGTCTATCATTCCCGTGATGGTTGCTGTCGATACCCTGTCAAGGTCGTCGAATATCGTCACCCAGTCGCTCTCTTCTTGGAACTGCTTGAACAATATTCCGCTCCTTTCCCTATTTGCGGCATTGTTCGCCTCGTCGATATAAAACTGCCTTGTCTTTGGGTCGCTGAAGGTCTTGTTTATCAGTTCTATCTGTTTTTCCAGCTTTCGGTCTATGTCTGCCAACTGTGCGTCATATCCCTTGCTCGCCTCTATCATCTCCAATAGCCCGTTCAGCGTTTCCTCGTTCAGCTTTTGTTGCGCCTCCTTCAAGGCGGCTATCTTTTCCCTCAAGGCCTCCGCGCCCTGCCCAGCCTTGCCGAAAGCCTCGTCAAGCTCTGTATCCGTCATGCCCAACACCTCCTCAACAGTATAAGTCCCGGCACTCCCAGTCCTCTCTCTCAGCAGCCTCTTCACTTCTTCCCTCAGCTCCTCCGCCTCGTTGCCGTAGGCCGTCCTGCCCCCGAAGGCCACCGTTCCGGCTATCTCTGCATTGCCCGTAGCGTCCAGCCACTTGCGGTAAATTTCCCATTGCTTGTTCAGCTTGTCTAACGCTTGCGTGGCTTGCTCGTTCAGCACCCGGTTCTGCCTTACCAAGGAGTCCGCCTGCGCGTCATACAGCTTCGCCAGCGCGTCCTCCGCCGCCTTCCGCCTGTCCGCCGTAGTCTTGGCCTTGTTCATCTGCTCTACTATCGTCTTCCATGCACCCACCTCGTCCGTCGGGTCGGTTATCCCTATCGCCCTCAGGCTCGCAAACTGCACGTCCTCGTTCACCTTTGCCCTCGCAGCGTCCGCGCCCATCGTGTCCCGGTACTTCTCGTAAAGGCTTATGAATTTCGGCAACAAGCTCATCCGCTCTTTCATTTGCTCTAACCAAGGGTCTTTCTTGTTAACTCTGCTGCTTTTCTTCTCCAATGGGTCATCTTTCCACATCGCGCGGTATTCCGCTTCTGCTTGTCTCAATTCTGCTTCTGCTTCCGCTATCGCTTCACGTGTGGCCACTGATGATTTCTTTAGCGTATCGAGGTTCTCTTTTGCTTCTTTTACACGTCGCTGTTGGTTTTTCTTTGCCTCAGCAGCACTGCCGAATCTGTCGGCAACCTGTTTTTTTGTGTAACTTGTGCCTCCGATGTCTATTGTTCCGCCGTCCTTTATCAATTCTCCGCCAAAGCGATTCCATATCGTCTGTGCAAAGCTGCTCAATGTCACGTCAGCCTCGCTTGTGTCTATGTCTACTTTCAGCGTTATGTTCATCTGGTCAAGTCCGTGCTGAACGGCAAGCCGCTTTGCCTCTTGGCTTCCCTTATCGTAGGTATCTACCCATGCTTGGAAAAACTGGCTTATTTCCATCTCCTGCTCGTCCGTTAAGTCCTTGAAGTTCCAGCCTTTAGCTTTTCTGTCAGCAATGAACTCGTCTGTGGCCTTTTCAACGTCGTTATATACTTCTTCAAGCTCTTTCCTTACGTTTCTGAAATTCATTCTATAGTCCAACGTACTTGGCACGAGTCTCTGCAATTCTATTTGCTGTGCTTCGCTAGTATTCTCGAAGAATGTCTGCAATATTTCCGTCAACCCATTCTTGCCTTGCAATGCTTTCCTCAGTTTCTCGTTCCCTGATGCTATCTTGTTTATAGCGTCTTGCACTTCATTGCCAACATACTTATTCAGCTCTATTGCATATTTTTCTAAATCTCTTACCGCTTCGTCATAATCTTCCATGTCTTCTCCAAGACCTTCACCATTACCACTGAAGAAGCCTCTTATTCCTCCTCCGGCGGCGTTCGTCATGTCCTCCATCAGTTTTTTTGTGGCTTCATTGCCTAAACTTTTGTAAGCTGCCGCCGTTAGCTTTAGCTTTTCCGCAAGGAAGTCATACCTTTCACCAAGGTCTTCTATCGCATTCGCTTGTTCCTTTATCTCGTTGTAGTTTAATACATTGCCTCGTAATGCTTCAAGTATTTCTTCAATTCGTCCTGCCAATACTGCATCGTCATTTGACTTGCCTTCGGAAAGAAGACTGTTTACTTGTTCACGTGCCTGTTGGCTTCTTTGCACCAACGAATCCATCGCCTGCTGCGCCTGTTGTGCCACTTCCTCGTAGTGCTGCCAAATGGCTATGCCTCCGGCCATTATTGCTGATATCCACATAAATGGATCTCTCACCATTCCCATTACCGCTCCGCCAATCGTGCGCCCTGCTTGCTGTGCTATTGCTTGTGCCTGTAGCCGCAACAGCCCGAGCCGTGTCCTTGCCTGTAATATCTGTCGAGACTGTTCCGCTGTGATTGCCCTTGTCTGCTGTAGGTGTGCTATCGTACCGACATTTATCTGCCTTTGGTTGTACAAATATGCCAGTTGCGCCGTATTCAGCCTCCCGCTCGCCGCTAATAGCCTGTAGTCTTCCTCCGTAACTAACTTCTTTGCTGCCAATAATCGTTTTTCCGCTGCCGTCAGAGAGTCCGTCCCTTGCAGTAACTGTTTCTGTAATATCCTTTGGCGTTCGGCTTCCTTTGCCGCTGTCAGTCCTTGCGTCACGCTCTGCACTCTTACGCCAAGCTGGTTACCCGCCCAGCCTAAAGCCCTTTTCGCGCCGAAGCCCAAGCCTACCGCTGCCACTACCGGCAACAGTGTATCAAGGCTCTTGGTCAGCTCCGTCACGCCGCTCACAGCCGACTTCAAGAACTGGCCCGTCAGCGTTTGCCCGTTGGCTATTCCTGCCAGCATCACTTCCCATGCGTCCCTTAGGTTGCTCCATTTTCCTGCCAACGTGTCGGCAAGGGTCAGCTGCATATTGTAGAACCGTCCGCCCTCGTCGGTCATGTCCTTCAACACGTCCCTTACCATCTCGAACGGTATCTGCTTCGTCGGTATCAGCTTGTTCAGCACGTCCGCGCTCGTCACCATAGTGCCGTTCAGCTCGTTGAACTTCTTTGCCAATGCCTCCACCATCGGTATTCCCGATTCAGTGAACTGCCTTAATTCCGTGCCTCTTAATACCGTCGCGCTCCTTACCTGTCCGTATGCCAGTATCAGGCGGCCCATGTCTACGCCCACTCCGGCCGATATGTCTGCCAAACGCTTAGTCGTGTCATACAGCTCCTCGTATGGAATGTTGAATGCCGCAAGCTGTTTCGTGTATCCTGCCAATTCCCTGAAACTCATCGGACTTTCCACCGCCAACGACTGTATCTGCGAGTATATCTCTTGGCCTTGGCGCATATCGCCGAGTATCGTCTGCAACGCCACTTTCTGCGTCTCGAACTCACCGCCTACCGTTATCAGCTCCCTCACAAGGTTCATTCCTGCGTACACACTGAAATAATCGCTCATTATGTTTCTCAGCTGGCTTGCGGCTCGTCCCTGTCTTCCCATGGCATCCGTCACCCTGTCGTATGTCCTCAACAGTTGCTCTTGCGCCCTTGCTTGCGCTTTCAGCTCTTTCGTTTGTTCACGGGTTGCCTGTGCCGCAGCCCGGGTGTTGCCTCTCGCCATGGCTTTGTTCAGGTTTTCTTGTGCTATAGTCACTTGGCGTATTGTCACCAGCATATGCTCAAACTCAGCGCCAAGCAGTTTGTTCAGCGGCTTCGTGCTCGTTGCCAACGACCCGTCCTTGCTTAGGTTCAGTAACTGTCGCCTTACCGCCAGCATCTGCCGCAGTCCTTCCCTTAGCTTCGACGTATCGAGACCCATTGCGTTGCCCTGCCTTATCGCGCCTATCGTCCGTTGCGCCATTTCGCTTATCCTGTAAAGAGCGCGCGTCAGGTTGTTGACATTCTTGTCCGCCACGTCGTCTATGGCCTTACCTAAGCGTTGCGCCTCCTTTATCGCCTCGGCCATCGCGCCCGTCACTTTGTCCCTTACGCCCATTTCAAACCATAACTTACCTAAATCGTTGCCAGCCATATCGTTATCCTTTATTATTATAGTTCTACTTTATATAATGTCATCAGTCAGGACTATTAGCCCCATCCGCCTTATTTGTCCTATCCGTCCCAGTTCTCCCAGTGTTCACAGTCCTCTCAGGCCTTCAGCCACTCGCTCAAGCTTACCTTCTCGCCTTTCAGAGTCTTGCCCTTGCGCCTTGCAGCCCATGCGTCGGCCAAAGCGTCCATATCTTTCTTGCTGTGTTTCTTATCATTGTCGTTTTTATATCTCACTATCGGCACATCTGTTGTCATCAGTTCTATCTGCGCCGCCGTGTAGCCCCACCAATAGTCATATGCCCTTATGCCAAACCTTCGCTCGAACAAGAACGGGTATTTCTCTGCTAATGAGTGCGCTGCGCCCCAGCTTGTCCTGCTTGGCCATACCGTGCTTCGCTTTTCCTCATCGTCATCATCACGTCCGTCATTCCTGTCGCTAATATGGTAGCCATCAAGAACGGCTCTTGCGGAAGTTTTTTTTTTGCCACAGCCAACACAGCCACCACGTCCGCCTGGCTTATGTCTTTCACGTAGTACAGCCATCGCCAGTATGCCCAGTGCCATGCCATCTTCCATGGCCTGTTCAGCAATACCGCCGCCACTAATTTCACGTTGCGTTTAATTCCGTCCTCCTCCGTCACCATTATGTGCGAGAATTTCCTTATCGTCTTGTTCCGCAACCACGTCACGGTGTACGTCCGCTTGCCCACCTTCACTTTCTCCGGCGTAGCCTCCAATATCTCGTCAAGCCGTTTCTGTAAGTCTATCCCCGGCTGCTCTATTCCCTTTTCCATCCCTTGTCTGTTTTGTTATCCTATTAGCCCCAGCTCTCCCAGTCCTCCCGGTTATCACATTGACCTTATTAGCCTTATTACTCCCATCAGCCCCATTTGTCCTATTCCCTCCCCTCGGGGAGGCCAGGTGGGGCTTAAAAAAGGGGCGGCAGCCGCCTTCCGTGCCACCGCCCCTTTCCAGGGATGTTAGTCAAATGATAGTTATTCGCCTACAGGTTCGCCCTTCTTCAGGAATGCGAAGTTCGGGTTGCCGTCGGTTTCCATCGTACCCGTAAACTGTATCGCGAACGGCTCCGTTCCGGGGTTCTCGTATAGTGGCTTTGCCCACAACGCTACGCCGCTCATCACCATTATTTGGTCTTTCTCCTCGTTGACGAGGATGAACGTGCCCGTAACCTTCTTCTTCTTGATGGTCAGCGCACTTCCCGAATAATTGAAGCCGTCAAGTGTCGCGGCTACACTCTCCTTTACCGCGTCGTCGCCGTATGCCAACTTCAGTACGTCGTTCGCCTTTGTCGGCACGGTGAACTGTATGGTCATGTCGCCAAGCGTTGCGCTCGACGTCCAGTCGCCGTCAAGACCTATAATCTTGTAGTGGTTCACCGTCGGGTCGTCCTGCGTTATTTGCAGCGTGTCAACCGTTACGGGCAGGTCGTATTCCGGCACCAACGCTATCGCTCCGCTGCCGTCCAAGTCCACTGCCGCTGCCTGGAACAACAGGCTCGACACGCCGTTGAACACATCCTTCAACTCTTGTTTTGTCTTCATTGCCATATTATTTCCTCCTATGGTTTAATTCTCGATTTATAACTCATAATTCACAATCACCTACCGGGCTATCAGCCCCATTCGGCCTATTAGCTCTATTCAGCCTATCCTCCCAGTCCTCTCAGTGCTCACAGTTCTCCCAGTTCTCACACCAGCGTAGTTATGTCACACTGTATCACCGAGTAATGGTAGCCTCGTTCGTCGCTTTGTCCTGGTATCAATACCCTCGGCCGCCGCAGTTTTACGCTGCGCTTCTCGTCCTTTACGGGGAATTTGCCCATCAGCTCCGATACTATCCGTGAGAGTATCTTCACCGATATTGCGTTAGGGTTCTTTGCCGACTTCTTGTCCTTTACGAACACCGTAAATTGCCCCGTGGTGTTATAATAGCCATATCCTCCGTCCTGCGCCTCCTCCATGTCGGAGATAGCCGAGGGCAGCTCCACCACGATGAAGTCTGCCGACGAAGTGTCGGTTGACGACGGCCTTTCCTGTAGCTCCACTCGTTTGCTTACCGTCAGTGCCGTTTCGTACATCACCTGCAATATGTCACTTATATTAACCATCTGCAGTCCCAGTCCTCCCAGCTCTCCCAGTCCTCCCTCATAGAGGTCGGGTAGGGCTTTAGTTCCTCACCACTTCCCAGTACACCACGCTCCTGTTGTTGTCAGGCTCGAAGTCCCTAACCGTGCCTTGTTCTACCACGTTTCCCATCGTCGCCGTAATCGTGTCCCCTGCGAGTATAGGCTTCGCCCATTCGTCGAATCTCACGGGTATCGACGCCTTCCGCTTGTTCACGTCCACGCGCTCCTCTTCCGTGCCGCCTCCCGTGGTCGTAGTGTCAGTATAGCTCCGTCCCTCGCCTTCGTAGAGTATCTCTGTTTCCTCTCCGTCCTCGAATGGGTCGTCGCTGTACCTCTTCCGCTCCACCTTTATTATATGCGGCCACCTCGGGTTGTCTATGGTCTCCTTCAGCATATTGGGCGTCCTCTTCTGTGTATCCCGTGCTGGGTTATCCTTATCGTCAGCTTCTTGCCTTTTGTCGGCTCGTCATACTTGTCGTATATTTCGTTAGCTTCCGCCAGCAATCTGTCCTTGTCGCTCTCCGTCAGCGTGTAGCCGCCGTCGGAGTGGCTCCCAGCCGTTATCGCTGTCCGATATGGCTCCTAACCTGTTGGGTGAGGTCAAGGCTATGCGCGAGTACATATCAGCCTTGCACAAGTCCTTTACTTGCTCGTTCACGTCAACGTAGGCCATGTCCTCCGCAACCTCACGCTCGGCCAAAATCGAGCGGACAAGCCCTGCCGGCACGGGGAAATTCACCATGTCAGCCAGCCAGTCCGCCAATTTGTATATGTTACTCTCGCTCATAACCCAGTCCTCCCAGAACTCCCGGTTCTCCCGGCTCTCTCTTACACCGTCACCGTGCTTATGAACATCGCCTGTGGCTTGTCCGGTACACATATCTGGGCGGCCTCACTCTCGATGTAGATTGAGTGCGTTTCGGGTATAGCCCTCTGCGTCAGCTTCAATCTGCCTTCGGAGTAGCTTGCCACCTTGTCCGCATCGTAGCCGAGAGTCAGCGGCTCTACACCCATTATCGTGCCAAGGCTGCCCTGCGGCACGAACGCGATGTTCGTAGGCTCGAAGTTGGCTATCTGCGTCGTTACGATGTCAGGCTCGCTGTCGTCGTTCGTTCCGGGCTTGTCTACGTATGCGTAGCTGTCCCTTCCGATTATCGTAGCTCCCACAAGTCTCGACAGGTATTGTGACAGGGCCGCGTCGTCGTAGTTCTGCGCGTTCGCTATCACGGTGCTGTCGTCCGTCACGTTCGGGTACATTGCGTGCCCTATGCGGCTGAGCACCTTCGAGTGCGTCAGCAGGTCGTCCAGCAGGTCTTGGCTCATCTCTATCTGCAACGGCCCGTAGTAGTGGTACTTCCTGCGGATGGCCTTTATCCTGTCCTTCATGTACTTTATCGGGTCTGCCGTGCTTCCTTCGTTCGTGGTCGTATGCTCGGCGTTAGTCCACCAACGGTTGGTGCCGCTCAACGTGTCGAAGTGGTTGCTCGGTATGCCGAACTCTATCGTTATGCCCTGCAAGCCCCTCGGGTTGTTCGTCGTGTCGATGGTGAACTTGCCCGTTGACACAATCCGCATTCTCTGGTTCGTCAGCGAGTTGTAGAACGCCTGTATAAGGCCGTCCGTGCCCTCGTCAAGCAATCCGAGGAACACGCCCTGCATTTCGGGGGTCAGCGCGGCTTGTCCGAACTTCTGCACCAACTGCATCTTCTCCAGTACAGTCACGCGGTTCAGCCTGTAAAACTTCTTCTGCGTAGGGATGTTGTCCGACGTTCCCGTCAGCGTCCTCAATGCAGCCTCGTAGCCCGGGCTCTCCGGGTCAACGTATGCGGGTAGCGTGGTCGCTCCCGTGCTTGCTATCAACTGCTGGAACGTGTAGTTTATCTGTGTCGGCGCGAACGTGAAGCCGTCCACCTGTACTTGGTCGTACTTCTCCTCATACCTGTCAACAAACTGCTGCCAGGTGTCGCCGCCAAGGCCTAACTCCAGCAAGCTGTATAAGCTTAATGGTAATGTATTCATCTGTTATCCTTTTTACAGTCTTAAACACTCAATGAAAAATCATTTCATAATGCCTATCAGGCTTATTGGCCCAATTTGGCCTATTATTTTTTTTAATTTTTCATTGTTAATTTTTAATTTTCAACTCTACTGCACCCACACTATCTGCGGTACGTTTGTCAGCAGCTTCAGCTTCTTCACCACCTCCGCGTCAAACATATACTCGTACAACTCACCGGCATATACCACGGTGCCGCTGCCTTTCGTGTTGCTGTCGGTTAGCCTCACGTCCTCCTGCAAGAAGCCGTTGATGCCCAGCTCGGCCACGGCCTCCGCCTCGGTCTTCGTTTCGGGAACTTCCACAGCGGCCTTTATCGCGCTGTCAAGTATCACGGTTATCTGCTTTGTCTTCGGGTCGAATTTCACCGGGCTTCCTGCCGGTATCTTCCCTGCCGACGTGAAGTCGCTCGTATTTTGTATCATGCCGCCTCCGGGGTACACGTGGCGTATCGAACGCCACACCTTCCGTGCGTGCCCCCACGACCAGCTCTTCTTGTCGTAAGTGTTTCCTGTTCCGCTCATAATTTTCAATTCTTAATTCTTAACTCTTAATTCTTCATTTTTTCCAGCCCTCTTTCAGCCCTTTTTTCTTGAAGTATGCGTCCACCGCGCTCGTGCCGCCCTTGCCGTTCTTTCGGCTCGTCTGCGGATGGGCCGTGGCTTCAAGGCCCGCTTCTTTCAGGCTCTTGAAGTACGCCTTCTCGGCCTTGCCTACCAGTTCATCGACGTCGGGGCTGGTATCGCCGTCGCTTTTTGGTATCTCAAGCTCTTTCTTCACCTGCTTGATGAAGTAGCCGTTGGCTTCTATACCGGCGGCTTTCAGCTTGTCTTTCAGGCCTCTCTCCACGCTGTCGAGCAATTCTTTTTTCGTGGCCGCGTCCTTCGCCGCCGCGCGCTCTGCCTTCAGCTCGTCAAGCTCCTTGCGCATTTGCGACAGAAGCTCGTTGTCTACGGCATTATCAGACCCATTGGGCTTATTAGCCCCATCAGCCCGGTTGCCGTCCTTGGCCTTGTACTTCGCTTCAAGTTCCGCTTTATAGGCGTTGTTTTCTTTCGCTACGTCTGCGTGGAGTTGTCCGTTGAGCGTCTTCAGCCAGTCCACCTCGCCGTTTATGAACTCCTCCGTTACTTCCGCGTCGTCCTTTATTCCGGCTACCGTGCGTGTCAGGTACTTGTCCCATGTCTGTTCGCTCAACTGTAACTGGGTGCTTCCCAGTGCTTCGTCAATCTTGGTTTTAAGTTCTTCTTTTTCCATAAATTGTTATCCTGAAAAATGTCTTTTTGCCTTAATGTATTATCAGCCCTATTAGGCTCATTCGTCCTATTACTCCATCTCCTCCCCTCGGGGAGGACGGGTGGAGCTTGTGTTATTCTTCTGCCTCGCTTGGCTCTAATCTTGCATAAATATACATTATTTCTGCAAATATATACACTTTTTATGCAAAAAACAAGAGTTTTTCCGTATTTTTGCATAAAAATCTGTATATTTATGAAGTTTTACAAAGGAGAATATATGTATCGGGCCTATCGGGCTTATTAGGCTTATCGGGCTTACCGTCCATTCGCCCTATCAGCCATATCCGCCCCATCAAAAAACTATGGAGAAGTTTTCAGGATTACATCTACCCGACGGCCAGCCCGTCTATACGCAAGAATACGTCCAGTCGCTCCGAGAAACCAAGAGCGACCGTTTTATCCTCGCCCAAAAAGGGGCGCAGGAGCGTATGCTCGCGCAGAATGTTGACATCCTCATCTGTGGCGGCTCCCGGGGGGGGTCGAAATCGTATTCTCTTCTCCTCGAAGGCCTCAAGGACGCTCAAAAACGCTTCTTCAACGCCCTCCTTTTGCGTAAGGAAACTGGTGACCTCGCAGGGCTTGTCAATGATTCTTACAGCGTATATTCGCAATATGGCGAGTATCACAGCTCGAAGGACGACACCACTTGGCACTTCCGCAACGGTGGAAAGCTCAAGTTCTCTTACTACGACGGCAGCTACCTCGACTTCAAGGAGCGTTTTCAAGGCAGGCAGTACAACTTCATAGGCATAGACGAAATCACGCAATGTCCTTATGAGAAGTTCAAGTACCTTTCCACCTGCAACCGCAATGCACACGGGCTGCGTAACCGAATGTGGGGCACGTGCAACCCCGACCCGCGCTCATGGGTGCGCCTTTTCATTGACTGGTGGGTCGACGCCGACGGTTACATCGACCCTGCGCACGACGGTGTGATACGCTACTGTTACATGGACGGCGACGACGTGAACAATGTGGTCTGGGGTGATTCACGGGAAGAAGTCTTTGACGTCTGCCACGACAAGATTATGCGTCTTTGGAAACCTGAATACGACGAAATCGGGCTTACGCCGGAACATACGTTCATACAGTCCGTAACTTTCGTACGCGCTGACCTCTCCGACAACAAGAAGCTCTTACTTTCTGACCCTGCCTATCTTGCACGCCTCGGACAGCAGGATGAGGAGCAGGTAATGCGCGACCTTCTCGCCAACTGGAATTTCATCACAGGCGGCGACGACCTCGTATCGGCGCAAGACCTCGACGCCGTTTTTGACAATTCTTGTCAACTCGGCGACCAAGTGCGACGCTGCACCGCCGACATCGCCCTTGAGGGTGGCGACAACCTCGTCATGTGGCTGGGGGTTGGCTGGCACGTGCGCGACTTTTTCTGTTGCCGCGTCGATAGTGCCATGGCGGTGTCTTGTATAAAAGCAAAGCTAAATGAATGGGGCGTCCACGAAACTAACTTTTGCTACGACAAGCAGGGCATCGGACAGTACATTAAGGGCTTCTTTCCCGATGCGCTTCCTTTCGTCAACCAAGCCGCGCCTGTCGCCAACGACGCCAAGGAGCAAAAGGGCATAAAATATATGTACAAGGACTTGAAGTCGCAGTGCGCCTGGCTTTTCAAGGAGGCTGTCAAGGACAAAAATATTTCGTTCGAAAAATCCTTGCTTAACCTGAAAGTGTCGGGCAACGGTTACAAGTCCGTGCCGCTGCGCCAAATCTTGCAGAAGGAGCGCAAGTCCCTCCGCCGCGACAGCGAGGACACCGACCGTGGCTTCCGCCTCATGCAGAAAAGGAACGCCATAAAAATCGTCGGCCACTCGCCCGACTTTTGGGAGGCCTTGCTGTTCCGTATGTACTTCGAACTGAAGAAGGTTCACAAGAAGCCTTCTAACGCGTGGCTCCTCGGCGGCTCACGCTCCATCCCGCAAGGCATCAACCGTGCTGACATCCGTCGTTACGGCCGTCCACCTCGCTACCGTCCCTATTAGCCCATAAGCCGTATGGAGCTTCAGCTGATAAGGCATTTGTCTTTAACTACTTTAACTTCTATAACTCCTTTAACTACTGGAAAAATAAATTATGAACAACCAAGACCTTGACTTCCGTAACATCCTTGTCCGTGAGCCGTTCTACTACGTGCTCCCCAAGGGTTACCTCAACCACGCTACCGTCTTCGCCGGGCAGTCCGTGCCCGAGCCTAACGACCGCGTGCAGATGCTTATCGTAACGCAGTCCGACTTCCTGCGCCAGTATTATCCCACGGGGCATAAAATCAACGACCCCGTACTCTATCCTGACGTATATAAGCAAGACCCCGAAACAGGGCAGTGGTTCATTCAGCCTGTCACGCGCTATGCCTTTGCCTTCCAGCGCGTCATCAAGACTAAACAGGTCGTCCACCTCGTAGGTAACGACGTGCAGTTCGAGCTTTCCGGCAAGTCAGGTGACGAGGCTGCGGAGATGCGAAACAACGGGCTCTTGCTCGACCTTCGGCAAGGGTGGCTCGACATGGATATGGAGACGGTCTTCTATGAGGCCGTCGACTCCATCAAGACCGTTGGCGATGCTGCCGTCGTCGGCTATTTCGACGGGAAGGGTAGGGCGCGCGCCAAGACGCTTTCATTCCTCGAAGGCGACACTCTTTATCCTCATTACGGCTCTGAGCCGGGCCGCCTCGAACTCTTCGCGCGCAAATACCGCGACTTCGACGAAGAGGGCAATGTCGTAACCGAGTGGGTTGAAGTGTGGGATGACACTTATCTCTACCGCGCCAAGCGCGGCATTTCGTCGTCGCCCATCATACAGCGCATAAAGGAGGTGTTCGGTCTTGCGGGCTTCACCATCGTTTCCAAGGAGCGTCACGGCTTCAACTTCGTGCCCGTCGCCTACTACCGCGAGCGTGAGGGGGCTTGCTGGGCTGCCTCGCAAGACACTATAGAGGCTTTCGAGGAGGCGTTCTCGTATTTCGGCGAGAACAACAAGGCCAACGCCTTCCCTATCTTCTATACCAAGGGCGAGGGGGTTTCGCTCGTGGGCGACCTTAACGGGGCGGTGAAGTCCATAGACATTCCCGATGTTACGGGCGAGGCCGGTTATATCCAGCAGGGCGATGTGTCGGCATCTTACAACACCATGCTCACCAAGCTCTATGACCTTATCTACGAGCAGAGCTTTGCCGTCAAGCCGCCCGAACTGAAATCGGGCGACCTCCCCGGCGTTGCCATCAAGTTGCTCTACAGCCCTGCAATCGAGCAGGCCATACACGACAGCAACAAGCTCTCCAAGTTCCTCCACCAGCTCGTCAAAATCGTCAAGTTCGCCTACGGATGGCAAATCGACAAACAGGCGTCGCTCCTCGCTCTCAAAACAAACACGTGGATTGAGCCTTACGTCCATCAGAACGACACCGAGCTTGTCACCAACCTTGCCTCCGCCGTGCAAAACGGCTTCCTCTCGAAGCAGACCGCTTCCGAACGCATACCGAAATACGCCAAGAACGACGAAATAGACCGCATCATGCGCGAGGACTTAAGAAAACGCAAGCTCGACACGCAAGACCAAATCAACCTCAAGCGTGAGCAGCTGAAACTCGACATCGAGAAGCAACGCGCACAGGCACGCATCAACCGCCAGCAGTCCGGCTCTGACGTAAACACCGGCAACCGTCGCGTCCGCACCACCGACCAAAACGGCAACCGCCCCGGCGAAAACAACTGGGATGACTGGAACAAAACACACTGATAAAAGGTAAAGAAGTGAAAATGAATAATCCTCTCAGTTTTCCCATTCGCCCTATTAGGCCTATTTGTCCCATCCTTCCCAGTTCTCTCAAATACAAAATACAAAACCATGACTTACGAACTTACCAAAGACACCGCGCGCCTCGCGCGCCAATACTCCCTAAAGCCCGACGAGCTGGCCTTTGCCGACCTCCTCGCCGCCGGCTGGGACTCACACGACGCCTACGCCATAACCATCCGCACAGGCTACGCCACGTGGACAAAGAAAGCTCTCGCCGACGAAATCACCCGTCTCCGCAACCTTGAAGGCGTCAAGAAGCGCATCGACGACCTCACGCACGCATACTCGCGCCAGCAGGAGGACAAAATCCGCGAAGCCATATCAGCCGAGCGCGACAGCCTCCTCAAACGCGCCACGTCCAAGGAAGACATGCTCGTCACCCTCATGGCGCGCCGTGAGGCATTGCCGCCCGACTCACCCGACTGGCTCAAGGTCAACCAGCAAATCATCGACGTCTCGCGCATGAAGCAGGACGAGGTGAAGACCGACGACAACACCGTCCACTACTACCTTCCCGTCAATTACCCCACATCCTGCCGCAACTGCCTCCATTCCCGTTGCCCCGATTGCCGCTATTATAAGGCTTACCAAAAGAAAAACAAAAATGAAAAATCAAAAATTGAAAATGAATAATCCACCTTCTCAAAACTCCCAGCTCTCCCAGTCCTCCTTGTGCTTTCCAAAAGTCTTCAAGACCCTCGGTGCCACCAACCACTCTTCCGACACACGCCAACCCGACGACTTTTACGCAACCGACCCGGTTGCTGCGCAACTTTTGTTACAAGTCAAAAAATTTAACAAAAACATCTGGGAATGCGCCTGTGGTGAAAAACACCTCTCAAACATCCTTGAGCAAGCGGGTTATAACGTCCGTTCCTCCGACATTATCAACCGCTGCGGCAATGAGGTCTTCGACTTCCTCTCTCCCGAAAACAAAGAGTGGTCTGGAGACATCGTCACCAACCCACCTTATAAATATGCCCTGCAATTCGTCGAAAAATCCCTGCAAATAATCCCCACGGGCCACAAGGTCGCAATGTTCCTCCGCCTACTCTTCCTCGAAGGTAAGGCGCGCAAACGCCTTTTCCTCGCCAATCCTCCGCATACCGTCTACGTGTCGTCATCGCGCATCCTCTGCGCCAAGAACGCCGACTTCAACTCAATGCGACGCTCCGGCGGCTCCGCACAAGCCTACGCCTGGTTCGTATGGCATAAAGGATATAAAGGCGACACAATTATCAAATGGATTAACTAAGAAAATATGCCGAGAAACTTGTCACATAAAAAACTTTTTCCTACTTTTGCACAATATGAGAAAGGAATTAGGCAAGTGGCTGATGGATATTGCCAAGTATATAACCACCGCCGTTGTACTCACCTCCATTTTCAGGGGCGTACAAGAGGAATGGATAATATACGTCGGAGGTTCATTGGCAGTTGTGATAACACTTTTGGCAGGGCTTTGGCTCGTCAAGGACAAAAAGAAAGGAGAATAAAACATGGGTTCATTGTTAATGTTCGGGCTTGTTTCTATAATAGCCATAGTCGGCGTGATTTATTTCAACCACCAAGACAAGAAAGACTCGGCATCAAATTCGTCATTGTAAAACCTGTCGCTTGAAAAGCGACAACATACAGGCATAACAAAGCCCGGATATTCACTCCAGGCTTTGTTTATTTCACAACTTTCTCCGCCACCGTACTCAATACGTCCATCATAGCCGTGTCGTTCAAGTGCGGCATAAAAGGCCGTGGCGGCTCACCTCCGTTTTCCTTACTTTTAATGTAATAGCTAAGTTCCTCAAGAAAACCACACACAATGGCGTGGTCTTGCACAATATCCACTATCCTGTCAATCCCTTTATCCATAATCTTTGCAATTTATTCGCCATCAGTTTCATCAGGCTTATTCGTCCCATTAGTCTTATCTTCTTCATCGTTGGCTTTCCTCCTTTCGAGAAAATCCGACAACGCCTTCGTCAAGTCAATATTCATCTGCTTGTCCCCGACAATCGAGCACAGCGAGTTCATCCTTGACACAAGCCCCTTCAGCCCTTCTATCACATCAGGCTCATTTGCCCCGTCAGGCCCAAAACACCCGTCAAACAGGTTGAACATCGCCGTACCCGCGCTCCATTCAATCGCCCAAATGCCCGAAATCGCCCTAACTTTTATATAAGGAAGGCTTCCGCGCGTCAGGTGCTTGCGCAGTTCATTTGGCACATTCGCCTCGTCTCTGAGGCGTTTAATCTCGCTTTTGCTCAAACTTCTCGACAGCTTCACAACCTCAAAGTTGCCGATCCTATAACTCTTCCCGAAATCCATATTGTCTATTTTATTAAATTATCAGTCTTATTCGCTCTTTTCCCTAACCGTAACATCGCCATCGGCCTTGCCCACACTCCCTCCGTGCCTGTACACGAATATCTTTGCGTATTCCTCCGCCTCGGCTTCCACCACGCCGTCATCATACACGCTCACGAACACCCTCGCTTCGCCATCGGCCTTGATGTGCAGCCTCGACGTGTGCCTGACGTAAATCGTAGACGTGTGCGTCAATTACGACGTGTCCCTCGCACTTCCCGACAAGTATCAGCGTTGGCTTGTTGCTTATATAGAATTCCTCGTCTGCATATACCCCGTGCCTGTGTATCACGTCGCCGAAATGTCTCTTTATTACCTTCACGCTCGGCCAGTCGTGCTTTATGCAGAAGTCCTGCCCCCTGACGAATTTCTCCGCCATGTCGTCCTTGCTCGCGCCGTCGGGCCATTCGCCCTGCCACTGCTCGCAAAGCCCCAGCTTCACCGCCTCGCCCTTCAATCTCTCCGACAATCCTTTCCTGAACTTCATCTTACCTGTTTTATTTCTTTGTATCGGCCTCATAAGCCTTATCTGTCCTATCCCGCCAGTTTTTCCACCTCCCGAGGGGAGACTGGGCGGGGGGTTCACTTTCCGCTCTTCACGTCGCTCACCTGCGCACCTGCCGCCGCCAGCAAGTCCCTTGTAGCCGTCAGCAGGTTGCCCTTCTTCGTCGTCTCGATATACTTCGAGTAGTCCGCCGCCGACACCACGATATACGCCAAGCCCTTCGACTGCCTCGGCTTGTGCCCGCGCAGGAACTTCAACGCCTCCTTCGACGCAAACCTGCCGCTCGTTTCCGTTTCTCCGGCATATCCGCCTTTTCCAAGTTCCTTACCTTCCCACGTGAAAGCTAATGGGTATCTCTGCCCCTTGCGCAGCTGCGCCACGAGAGCCTCCTCGCCAAGCACCTCGTTTGAGGTCACTATACATTTTAGCTTCCCGTCAAGGTACGCGCCAACTGCAAAGCCGTTCATCACGTTACCCGTTACCGACTGGAAACCGTCAACAAGCCTTATTATGTTGTCGATAAGGTCTTGGCCTGCCTCGCCTGTTCTCATGGCCGCCATCTCGTTTATCCTTTTCCTCGCTGCGTCCATTATCTTCTTCATGTCAGCCGCCGTATTGTTCGCCATAAATAATCTATATCATGATTTAGCAAAAGTAATGACTTTAACTCCTAACGGAGCGTAGCGAAGTGATAACTTCTTTAACTACTTTAACTCCCTGGGCATCAGTCCTCCTCGCTTATGTACGTCCCCTTCTCCTCGACATACTCCACTTTCATGTCCTCGTTGTCGATTATGAAAGGCTGTTTCAATTTTTCCTCCGTACATCCGTACACCTGGTACCTGAAACCTTCCTTAAAGCGTTTCTTGAAGAAGCCGTTGCCTATACGCGCCATCGTCTGCCCGAATTTCTGCTTTGACACGCAGTCTACGTTGTTGTCCTCGCAGAACTTGTCAAGCGACTCCAGCATCACGTTCGTCGGCATGAACACCGCCACCTCGTTCAACGCCAGCGGCTCCCACCTCATCTGGTAGGCGTTCACCCACGCCAGCACCGGGTTGATGTTCAGCTGCGACTTCAGTATCTGCCGCCGAGAACCCTCCGACGGTGGAAAGATGAACTTGCGCCTCTTCAGCTCCCTCATCCCCCTCACGACCCAGTTGAATATTCCCGGGTACTCCTTCACAAGCTCCTGCGACAGCTGCCTGTTCTGCCGCGCCTTCGGTATCGTCACCTCGAAGCTCACGAACTGCAAGCGCCTTATGAAGCCAAGTGACTGGTCGTCGGGGTAAGGCAGCTCGTTCAGGTTGAAAATGAGGTATGGCATCTGGTCGTTCTCCCTCACGTCCTCGCCAATCTTCCTGTCAGTCACGCTCTCGCTCGACACAATCCTCTTGAACACGCCGCTGCGCTTCCTTCCGAAGGTACGACTGTCCGAATCGGACGACCAGTTGAACAGCGCGCCCCTCAACAGACGCCGCGCCCTCATTCCCTCGTCGCCGCTCGCTGTCAGCTCGTCATAGTCCACGCCCGAAATCCTGTCACGCCCGAATATTCCCATCGCTGTGTTGTATATCACGCTCTTGCCGTTCGCGCCGCTCCCTATCAGTATAAGGCACAGCTCCACCTTCGCCCTGTCCTTGCCCTCGCACGGGTTGTAAGCCGGGCCTCTGTCAATAAGTCCCAGTCCCAAGTACATCTGCAACGTCAGCCGAGCGTTCTTGTCGGGCAGTACCTCGTGCAAGAAGTTCTGCCACTTCACGCACCGTGCCTTCGGGTCGTACTCGTAAGGGTGGTAGTACGTCACGTGGTACTCCGGCGAGAAGCCGTGCAGCACGCCGTCCTCCAACGTCAACACGCCGTTGGCGAAAGCCACCACGTCATGCCTCGGCTCCAGCTTGTTCCTGTACCTCACTATGTCGGCAAAATACTTCTTGAACACCTGCCTGTCGCCAACCATCGTCGCAATCTTGAACTTCAGCAGCATCTGGTCGTAGGCCGTGAACATCAGCTCCTCCCTTATCGTAACGTATATCCGTCCGTCAAAGAGGTAGTACTCGCCGTCGTTGTACAGTATCGGGCAGTCCGTCGCCAACCTGCTCACAGTGCTGATAAACTCAATCTTCTTGTCCTGGTACTCAACGCTGTTCCTGTAACCCCACGAACCCTTGAACTTGTCCAAGTCGTACTCCACGCTGTTCGTCCGCATCACCAGGAAACCGTATATCGTGTCTATTACCTGTCCGTCAGTCATTATACGTTGCTTAATATTATTGTCTCATTCTCTTTTAATGCACGGAAATACTCCTTAGCCACATCTGCCCAGTCCAATTCATAACATTCAGCATATTTTTTTGCCATAGAATCAATATCGTCTTGGTACGCTATTTTTTGTAAATCTTCTATTTTAGTTTCATATAGTGAGCTGCTGATGTCATAAATAGCATGTCCTGAAAGTTTATCCCTATCTTTATCTACTGCAACAGCTAATAAAGTAGGAATAATTAAGTCACCATTCTTTTCATTCCAATAATAACATCCTTTAAGCGCAGGGATGATTTTACATTCCCTGACTTTCCCGTCTATAAACAGTTTCATAAACCT